GTCAGTTTCTGAAGAACCTTTGTAACCAACAAGTACTTTAGTACCGTCAGCTGCATAACTGTCTACGAAAACTTTGATAGTACCGTTTAGTGTACCAGCTAGTTTTGTGTTAGTTGGTGCTTCAAAAGAACCTTCAGTTGTGCGAGCAAATGTTGATGTGCTTGCAGACTGTAGGATTGTTAACGCTTCTGGGCTAACTACGATGTAGTTACCTGCGCCACGTCTTGTTCTTGCAGCGATTCTGTTAGCAGCTCTGTTAATCTCAACTGCTAATAGTGCATGACGGTCACCAACGTATGTTGGAGTACCAGTCAATGTGTTAGCATTGAAGTCTAGAGTTGTACCAGCACCTGCTAATGAACGTAGTGAACCGATAATTTCTTGGTCGATTTCAACAACGATCTCTTGTGCAAGAGCTTGCATAATTTCTGCTTCTACGTCAAGACCGTGCATAGCTTCTGCGTCTTGAGCAGCTTCAAATGTCCATCTTGCAGACAAACGTCTTGTCTTTGCTTCAACAGTTTGCTTTAAGACTTGAATTGACATTTTGTTACCCGCTGTACCTTCAGCAGATGCAGTAGCGTCTGGAGAACCAGAATAAGCAGTTGCTAATGCAAATGGGCTTAATGCTTCATCACCAGCGTTAACGCCTGCAGCTGTTTGTGCATAACGAGTTCTTAATGTGTGAATCTGACCAACTGGACCAGTCATTGGCTGTACGCCGACTAGTTCGTTAGCGATTACAGAAGGCATAACCCTTCTGATTAAAGGTAACATTACCTTGTTTAATGTAGCAACGTTGCCAGCCTGTGTTGCACCTGCGGATGCAGATTCCTGAAGATGTCTCTTGGTGTTTTCAAGAATGACGCCAAGTGTTTTCTGTCTAGAACCACTTAGACCTTCAAGTAGTGCCTCTTTGGTTGCTGACCAATTGCTTTCAAATAAGTTTGACATTTCTTACTCCTATTATTTTGAAAGTCCGGCTAATTTTCGAATCTGGTCAATTTCGACCACATTCTGTTCAACATCTTCAGTTGAAGGCTGAACGTTCTTATTACCAGTGTGTTCTGTTTTCACTGATTCTGTTAATGGCTTACGATCTTCTTTAGGTGTTTCGCCGTCTAAAACACTTGGGAGGTACTTATTAAATTGTTTCTCAAGGTTTTCTGTTTTAACACTTTCAAGTAGATCCACCATGATCTCTCTTTTACCCTTTGCTAAAGGCTTAAGAAGTGCGTCCAACTGCTCTTTACGAGCATATTTGTCTTCTGCAATTCTTAATTTGCTTTCGGTAAGTTTTGCTGCATCAGCTGATGCTTCTGCAACTGCTTTACTTTCCTCAAGCTGTTTTTTAACTTCAGAGAGAGACTTTTGTAATTCCTTCACTTCTGAGCTTTCGTTTAAGTAGCTTAATCTATACTCATTAGCAAATGATTCAAATAATCTACGACCAAAATCGTTTTCTCTTGCGGCTGTGATGTCTTCTTTGAGCTGTTGCACGTTTTCACGCAGAACATTATTAACAACAGTCTCTACCTTATCAGCGGCACGTTTAATAAAGTCTTTCTTGGCTTCAGCAAGTTGTTTCTTACCTTCTGCAACCATTTTGACTTTTTGTTCAACTAAATCACGCTTGTCTTCATGGAACTCTTTTAATTCTGATGCTAATTGCTCAACAACAAAATCATCTAACTTAGCTACATGTTCTTGAACCCCTGCTCTTTCATCACGTAATTCACGTACTTCTTTAGCAAGTTGTTCTGCAACAAACTTGTCTAGCTTCTTAGCGTGTTCGCTAACAGCTTTTTTGTAAGCAACTCTTTCTGCAGCAACTGCTTGTCTATCTTCAGCGAGTTCAGCAATTTCTGCTTCTACTCTTTCCTTGATAAATGTGTCTACTGCTTCTACGATTAAGCCTTTGTCATGTTCATAACGCTGTGCAAATTCTTCACGTAGTTCTGCTGCAAGTTCCTCACGAGCTTCGGCAAGACGACTTTCCCAGGCCTCTACGATACTTAGACGAGTTTCTTCATTCAACTCGCTTGATTCGATCAGGTCTTTAAAGTTTACTGCCATAGTAGTCTCCTACCTCTTTTTTAATTCGTTAATAAAGTTAACGATCTGTTTACTTAGATGCTTTTCAGCATTGTTATCTTTGGTGTGTGTATAATCAACAGCGATATCATGTATCATGCTACCGCCTCTCATATTAAACAAAGACTCATAAATGGTCTTTGGATAAGCATTTGGCGCACTAGGTTGTGCTACAATATCAACAGTAACAATATCAAAATCGGACACACGACCGCTTTCGTTAACGTTACCACTTCCTCTACTGCTGACTCCTAATTTTGCGCCTGCTTTTAATAGTGCTTTCGCAATATTTCCCATTGGTGTGTCAATAATCTTAAGTTTACCTAAGCCGTTTGAGCCATCGCAATGCATTTCTGTAATGATATGGCTTACTCTGTCTAGGTTAATTTGTAACTCTTCTGGATGATCTAACTCTCCCATTACAGTTTCGCCTGTACCTAATCTTTTATTAACAC